ATCAGACATAACATAAAGTCTGTTATCAAAGAAGAAATCTCTACTATTGATGTTACCATCAAAATATCTTGTATAGAATTTAGAGTATTTAGCAACAACTCCAATTCCACCAGGTGATGTAACAGCGACAGTGTCTTTTGTAATAACACCATCTGTTCCTAATAAGAACTCATTATCTTCTGTATATAATACAAAGTATCCTTTTTTGATATCTTGTAATTGTGTAGATGTTAATTTAGTATCAAGTAAGAATGATTTGTTTTGTGTAGTACTTGATACAATGTCACTAATCTCCATATTAGATAAAGAAGCTTTCTGATATGAAGCAGATGGTCCTAAAACCATAGTCATTTTAGCCTTATTAGGACCATCGATTAAAGCTGTTAATCTTCTAAACATCTTAAATCTTCTGTACTGTTCGTAGTTAGAAACTTTAGAAACAGTATTAGTACCAGTAAACTCAAACTTAAGAACACCAGTAGAAGGTTCAGTAATGTAATAATCATCACCAGACATAGTACCAAACGTGTAATCCTTAAATCCTTGTGTTGTTACAGAGACATCATCAACCGAAAGACCACCAAGACTAACGAAAGCTCCTTGATAAACATCAAATGTTAAGTAACCTAAAACGATATCATTTAATCCAACTGATGGATTTGTATCTTTTGTCAAACTATTAACACTCAAAATCTCACCAGTTGAGTCAATAATGAATGCTGACGTATATGATGCAGTAGCGTTATTTACTGGATAATCAGATGCACTTATCAAAAGTGACGTAGTAGCTGTAACAGGAACGTAAGTATCATCAATTACAGCAAATCCATTTCCACCAGGTACGTTATAAGTAACTGTCAATGATTGTGTACTTGTAGTAAGTGAACCTTTTGTAACGTTATAAACAGCACCCTCAGCGAACCAAGCAGTTCTGTTATTACCGTTATAAACAATTCCACTTGTTAATGGAGAACCACCACTTGAATCTGGACCAAAAGCTCCATTAGAAAATGCGTGGTCATCTTGACTTATATAAGAGAATGTTCCAATATATGGATCAACTCCCAACATAGCTGTAACGTTACCCGGTAAGTCAAGAGGTGTATTTACAATCTCGACAGACTCAGCAATTGTTTCTTTATAAGATAAGAAATCAATAGCTGTTTCTTCCTGACCTACTAAAGTATTTCCCAAAAGGTCAACAAGACCAGTATAGAAGTCCTTTTCAACTAAGTCGTTGTTAAATGCACAGAATAAACCAGTTCTGTCAGTATCTCTGTTTACTGTAGTTTCAATAAATATATTTCTACCATTCAAATCTCTAAAATAAGGGATTAATGAAAGACCTTCATAATATGCTAAAAGTGTAACGTTTCTATCGTTAGCGAAATTTCTGATTTGCTCTTTTCTAAGACCTGAAGCGTTAAAGTAAGCACTCCATCTTGGATCCACAGCTAATTGTTGATAGTTTGACCAATCACCACCAACTACCACAACGTCTACTAAATAGTCAGACGCGAAGTCATTCTTATTAACGTAAGGAGGCATCTTTTCAACAGAACCATACCATTCAAGTAATGTTCTGTCAAAGCCAGTAACTGATGATTTAAAGATAAACACAGTAATATTTCTATCAGAAAGGTTTGTTATGTTAAAAGCTCTTTCTGTATAACCAGTGTTATTCTTAGTCAAATTGATGAAAGATTCAGTATCTCTCTTCCAGAAACCAGTTGTATCAAAAAATCTTCTATATGCACCTAATCTTTCGATATCATTCATATATCCAGCAGAAGTAGATAAAGACTGATACTCGATAGTGTCAAGATTGTCGTCGGTTACTAAAAGATTCATCGCGAAAATTGGCGATGTTTCTAACATCTTAGTAATTGTTCTGTGAAAGAAAGAACCTTTTCTTTCTAATCCTCTATCAAGTTGTCCAAATATTGCTTCTAATTCACCAGTAGTTGTAATTCTAATTGGTGTATTAACTGGCCCTTTTTTAGAAACCCCAATTACAAGGTTGGTAATACCTTCTTGTATAGGGCTCGTGATTACGGATTGGTCAAATTCTTCTATGAAGATTCCTGGTCTTTTGTATTTTCCAATTTGAATAGCCATATTATTTTATATTTTTTTTTATTTTAATGTATATATAAAAAACAAAAAACGACATTTTTTCTATTTTTGTTCTTCATCTTTCATTTTTTGATTAAATTCATCAATCTCCTTCTTAACATCCATCATTTTTTGATCCATTTCTTTTTTCTTATCTTGAATGGATTTTCCTATCTCTAAAATCTTCGCAGATTTTTGAGCTAATTTTGTATTTAGGTCGTTGATATTTGATTTGGTTAAAAGTTTAGTCTCTTCTTTGTCTAATAATGACAACTCTTCTTGAAACTCTTGAATTTTGAGTTTGTCTTTTGTTCTTTCATCCTGAAGATGACTAACTTCTCTTTCTAATTTTTTAAGAGTTGAGTACTCAATAAGAAAAGGATTCCTATCCTGTTCAGGACCTGATTCTATTTGTCCAATTATTGACTTTAGTTTTGACTCAACATCTTTATCGGTGAGTTTATCATCTTGATAAACAGCATCAATCTGTGCCTTTTTTTGATTAAATTCAGTAAATTGGTCTTCAAGAGCATTCATTTTCTCTTTTGACATCTTTACATCTGGCTCATCAGTGTCTATAATTTCAAGTTTCTCAATAAACTTCTGATAGTTAAAAACATATTTCATTTTCTTTAAGTAAATTTAACCGTAGTTGGCTTCCCAGCGGCTTCTAAAGCAGATTGGATATCCTCAAAACCACCATGTATTTTGATAGCAGTTTTTAATTTATTGACATCATCATTAATATCTACAGCTTTAGTTGTAACAGTTTCTTTACCCTTTACATCTTCTTTTGTCTCTTTGATAAGCCAAAACATTCTTTTAGTAATAAATTTCATATCTTCAACTTTCTCAGGTTCAGCTCCGGAAGACACACTATTAATCTTAAGTGGTAGTTTATTATTAACTATACACTCTAAGAAGTTATTTTTAGAAATGATTGTACCTCTTACTTTTTTTCTAACTTCTAAATCCATATCACCATCACCTTTCTCAGTTTTGATTGATTCACCATCAAATACCTTTAGCAAATAATTCTTAAATGTTAAAAATGAACTAGAATATGATATGTAATAGAAATCACCAACTACATTCTGAATAAAGAAATAATATGTAACATCTTTATTTTTATCATCAACACCATCAACTTGTAAACATTTTCCGCTAAAGTCTTGCTCTTTAATAAAATCATCACCTTCTCCAGATTCAGCATCTGGACCACCCTTAATACTTTCAGGTTTGACAAATTTATAAATTGACTGTTTTATCAAAGCTGCTTTAGAGTAATTATCTTTCAGATCTAACTCACCAGTTGTTGGATTTTTCCAAGACAAATCAGCTTCTGGTAATCCTTTGAAGTTTTCATCGCTCATATCACCAAAATATCTATCAAGCATCTTTTGTTGAGCTCCTTTCTTAAATGGTTCTTCACCATCTAACATTTCCGACATAAATTTTCTCAAAGCAACACCAGCTCCTCTTTTAAGAACATTACCTACTCTAATTTGAGTATTTTTGCTAAAAATTGGTTGGAATTTTCTTTCACCCATAATCTTTACAACAGCATCGTTCCAAATAGCAAATGTTTTCTTATGTCTATATGGTCCCTCAGTTTGAGCATTTGGATCACCACCACCACTTCTACCAAAAGGAATATACTCATTGTATACAGATCTAGACACCTTACCACCGGTTCTCGCACCAGGAATAGTATTATTTGTGTGTAATCCATAAGCTCTATTGAAAATTCTTACAATGTTCATTATTGGATCTATACCATCTAATACAACAGAATCTTTTGTCTCAGCAATTTTCTTTTCTAAGTTGACTTTAATTTTTTCAACTTCTGATTCTTTCATAACCCAAGCATTTAGGTCCATATTCTTACCCCACCAATCTTGTATATCGTTGGCTAGTTTCTTTGGCATAATCTTTTTAGGATCACCAGACTCAGGAGCAGATCCACCCTCAGGCTTTTCACCAGATTCCGGTGTATTTTCTTTAGTCTCTGGAGTTACTTCGTCGGCTTCAATAATCATTTTAACAAATTTATCATAACCTAACAATAACTTCTCTTGAGTTTTTTCTTCTTTATTTTCTGGCTTACCAAACTGTAACTCAGGGTTAATCACTCCTCTCATAGTAGCGTTGAAATTAACCAACTCTTTCATCATTTTATCCCAAAGAACTAAATTCTCTTGGTTAGAAGCAAACATTTTTTTAATTTCATCATTTGCAGCATTCATTACGTCATTCTTAACACTAATTGAATAAAGTCCAACAATTTTCTGAGCTATATTATCAGGTCTTGTTAAAAAGTTATCAAGTCCTTCTTTAACAACATATTTGTTTCTAAAATTCTCATCTCTTACTAATGTGTATATCTTCTGTATAGGAGATTTTGTCTTGGATTGAGAAATCTTTTCCTCTGGACTTAATTTAAGATAAGCTTCTAATTCCTCAATAGCACTAGGTTCACTCTTAAATAAATTATAAAGTGGTTTAATAGCTTGATTAATATGCAATCCTTTAGTCTTTTTAGTAAAATCCCACTCAATACTATCACCAGTTGATATATTTTTAGGAGCTTCTCCATCTTTATAATCAACCTCTTCGTAAATATAAGACTCTCTTGTAGAAGATGGACCAGAACCTGTTTTAGGTGCTGTGATTTTAGCAAGTTCTGCTTTATTTTTAGCACTAACATCTATTGTTTTTTTCTCGTCTTTCTCAGCTTCAGCTTCTTTTCTAAGTCGAGCTCTTGTTCCCTCACCAGCATTTGTGTTTTTACCAGCTTTCTTTTGTTCTTCAACCCACTTAGCTAATTTTTCTTTATAAATATCATCAACTGATTTACTAATGTTAGAAACGAATTTTCTATCACGAGCATATTTTGCCACAGCATCGTCATCAGAAGTGGCACTCAAGCCTCTTGACTCACCACCATATCCAGGACCAGAATAAACTGGAGATCCTTTGATAGCAGCATAGAAATAAAACTTCTTTTCCTGCATTTCGCCATATATCTTAACTACACTTAAAACACTTTTTAAGTTTTCTATACAAAGATTAAATAATTTATTCTCTGTTTTTTCTTGAAAAGTTTCTTTCTTCTTATAATCATCAAGATTAATACCCTCTAAAAACTCTAAGAACTCATTTAATTGTCTTAAAAGTTCGTTCTTTTTTTCGATTGGTTCTACTTCTTCTACCTTTTTTATAGTTTCTTTTGTTAAATCTATCAAACTAGCTAAATTTACAGGATCAATTCTACCTTTAAATTTCTTAAGGTCATGTAGGTGAGCAACATTCATCTCTAATCTATTTAAGAAAGCATAAATAGTAACAGTACCTAACATTTTTTTGTCTTCTATATCAAGCTCAGCTAACTGTGATGACATTAAAATGTCATCAAACTCAGCTCTTAATTTTGAAATAAGTGGTTTAATTAAAACCATATTAGCCCCAATTTGAGCCTTTCTAATAATTGCATTTACTAATCTACCTACTAATGAATCACCCCAAGTAATTTCATTACCCATTGCGCCAGATCCGGACATTGTTTCCTGTATTAGTTTATCTAATTGATAGTCTAACTTTTTATCCAATTCAACTATTCTATTCTCATTTATTTGTTTAAGATAGTTGTTTCTCGAATTGATATACTTCATGAAATATGAATATTTTTTGTTATATATTAAATCTATTTACCCGATTTTATAGAAATTTTTTTTTATTTAATATTTTATAATTAAAATAAAGATTCCATCAGTTTATAAAAATTATAAAATTTTTTGTACTCTAAAAAACCGCAAAATTTCATCGGTCGTTAAAATTGTTGAATTTTCTAGTCAATATATACACTAATTAAACATAATTTAGATTTATGGATTTTTTAGAACTAAGGTACGAAGGTAAAACCTACACTACCAAAAATCACATCTTGGAAGTACTATCAAAGGAAAAACTTTATTGGTTGATAGACTCTGAAGTAAATAAAGCAATCATCGAAATACAAAATAATACTGTAATTTGGCATGAGGGTATCTATATGTCAGGAAACTGGCATTATGGTATATTCAAAAATGGAGGATTTTACGGCACTTGGGAGAATGGTATATGGGAAGACGGATACTTTAACGGCGAATGGGTAAGTGGTATAAAAGCTTAACTAAAAAATAATCTAAACTACTATGAGAAGAAAAAAAGAAATAACAAAATCTGAAGTTTCAGATTTGTTATACACTAATCAAAAAATCTCTATCTACAGAACAAAAGAACAATGGTTCTTTGAGATTGGTAGAGAAATAACAACAGATTTAGGAGAAGCGGTGGCAATTTTGATGAAGAATAAAGAAGTAAATGAAGAAATCTGGAATATTGAAATAAAAGAATGTGATTCGGAACTAATATCACCAGCTAGAAGTTTATTCTACTTAACTGGAGGTTACAACGAATGGGCGACTTTAGAAAATTATTCCAAACCTTGGAATGAATGTTGTTTAGAATTTCAAGAAGAATTTGGTTTTATGATAACTAAAATCATTAAAAGGTCAAAAAAATTATCAGATGTAAAAAATGGTTTCACAAAATACCTAAATTTACCGGTATTATATGATTACGCACTTAGTAAAAATTTATTAAAATAAACTAAAAAGATATTAAAGCAAGAACCCATCGAAAGATGGGTTTTTTCTTTTTTATATATACTCATATGGAAGAATTTAGGTCAGTTTGTTCTAATCCCTGGTGTAAAGCACAATTCTCTTACACTGAAAGAGATTATATAAAAGTAGATGGTGAACTTAGAGAACCAAAAACTTGCAGAAAGTGTAAAAGTTTTGATACGGAACTAAGCGGTGGTGTAGAATGGACAGATAAAACATATGAAGGACCAAGAGTTGATAATCAACCACATGAGATTAGATATAAAGTAACAAACTTCAAATTATGAGAGCACAATTTTTTGACTTATCAGTATTGATTGAATTAGAAAGTAAGGTTTGGTTGGTTTCAAGAACTAAACCGTCAATTCCAATTGTTAAGATTTCAGCATCAGAATTTAATCTTATCAAAAAAGGAGTTTATGTGAAGTTTGGCCAAAGAATGAAAATAGGTGGTTCAGATTATTGGTTAAGTAAAGATTTATCAGAAGAAATTAAAATAAAATGTGTAAAATCAAACACAAACATATCAGAACTTGTTTTTTCAATGCAAGAATATATGAATCCAAGTATTATAGAGAAATTAAACTATACAATACACAAAGATAATCTTTATAATATTAAGAACGTAGATGATGATATCTATATAATTTGTTCTAAAAATACTAAAAAGAACTACGATTATTTAATAAAAAAATTAGAAGAGTTCTTAGAGTCAATTGGACTTAAAGTAAAAAACTACTATTATATTTCAGAAACATACTTCAATAGAAACGAAGATGATATTTGTCACAAAAAGGTTAGATTACTACTTCAACATCTTATAGGATTAAAAACCGAAGGTGATAAATTCATAGACGAGGAAATTACAAAATATGATATAATTTCTTACTATGATGAATCTAAAGAAGTTATAGAAATGTGTAAAAATATTAATGATACTCTACTATTTTTACAGAAAAACTCAGAAGAATCAATTTCAGAAAAAGTTAAGGATCTACTTAAATCTGATTACACAGAACTTATAGTCAATGAAGTAACTTTCAATAGAGTAAATAAGTTTATTACTACACCAGTAAAAATAACAACTCAAAATATAATTAAAAACTTTGAGTCCTTTAAGTTCAGAGGTTAAGACTTACCAGAATCTTTATCTTTACTTAACATAGCTGTTTTAATCAAATCGTTAAGTTTTCTATTGTCCATGATATCACCCGTCGGTCCACTCTGATTATCAGAAGCCTCATCAGCTAGAGATTTATTTAATTCTGGATTTTCAATTTCATTGAAACCTAAATCTTTTCTTAAATTCTTATAAAATTTCTCAAGATCTGTTCTTTGAGTAGATAAAAACTTAGCATTCTCACGTATTTGACCAATAGTTTGATTGACTACTTCATGCATTCTAGCTGAATTATCACCATTATCAACTTGTCTTAATTGAGATAAGAAGTTTTTTCGTGTCATCTTAGTTAAAAAGATAGTCTCGGAATAAACCATAGCATCTTCTTTCATTTTATTTTTGATATAAGGATGTTCCTTTAATTGAGGTATATCACTTAAATACAAATCAACTAATGATTCCAAAACTTCCATTGATTGTTGACTAGCAACAGTTAAATCGGAATCATAATCATAAATTTCAATTTCTCCTAAATCAGGCAGATCTTCTGGTCGAGCTAAGTGTTTTGATAAGTCAAAATCACCTCCCTCTGATTGAATTTGATCAAACTCATCTTGAAGTCTATTTCTTTCATTTTCTGTTTTTGACATAAGAAAGTGGTTTTTTACAATATATATTAAAAATTCACCTTCTTTGTATGGCGATTGTAACAACAGAAAGACAAATGGTCTTCACAACTAAATTAGTCGATGAAGCAACAGATAAGATAAATGATGGTATTGTAGTCAAAAGATATCAAAATCCTTGGTTAAAATCAGAAGTTGGTCTTAGAAGGGCTGGTGCATCATTTAGAATGACACCTGATGAACAACAAGAATATGTTAGATGTGCACTAGATGTACATTATTTTGTAGAAAAATATTGTAAAGTAAAAAGAGAAGATGGATCAGTAGGTTCAATTAAACTAAGAGACTATCAAAAAGAAATATTAGATAACTTTGTAAACAACAGATTTAACATATTGATGGCATCTCGACAAGTTGGTAAAACAATTTCCTCCGCTATTTTCATGTTACACAAAATTCTATTTGATAATGACAAGAACATAATGATTGTTGCTAACAAAGGTGATACTGCTGTAGAAATTGTCGATAAGATTAAATCAATCTATACATTACTACCATTCTTTCTAAAACCCGGTATTAAAACTTGGAATCAAAAGTCTCTAACATTTGAGAACGGATGTAGAATCAAGACATCAGCTAGAACAAAAACACCAGCTATTGGTTTTACCATTGACGTTCTTTATTTAGATGAGTTTGCTCACATTCCATCCAACATTATAGAACCATACTACACAGCAGCCTTTCCAACAACCGCTGCCGTACAAAACTCAAAGATTATTATTACATCAACTCCAAATGGAATGAACTTATTCCACAGATTATTAACAGATGCTGAGCGACCAGTTGGTGATCCACAGAAAAATAACTATAAACCAATGAGAGTTTATTGGTATCAAGTACCTGGTAGATTTGTAACTTATGTTAGATTGAATAATCATAAATTATATGAAAATGGCTTAGAAAAAGAAGATGTGTTAAACAATATAAAAGAAAGATGGGGTAGTTTAACCAAAATTGATATGGGATATAATATGGATTTACAAAAAGATGTTATATCAATATACAATAATGATGTTTGTTCAGATGAAGAAGTAAAAACTTTACAACTATTAAACTCAAAAGAGTTAGAAATATCAATTAGGGAAATAGCCGAAGTAACTACATGGAAAGAAGAAGCAATAAAAGATATTGGTGGTGAAGATGCGTTTAATCAGGAATATGGTCTAAGATTTATAAACTCCAGTAAATCACTTCTAAACGAAGGTATAATAGAAGATTTATTAAAGAATAAAAAGAACTATGAATTTGAGGAAATATTTGAGTTTAATAAGTTCATAAAATTTAGTTATGAAGGACTAAAATGGGTAGAGGATGATGATTTGTTTGTGCCTGTCAGGAGAAAGGATTATAAAATTATTTTATCTGTCGATATATCAGAAGGATTAGGTCAAGATTACTCTGTTATAAATATGTTTAGAATAACAAATAAACCAAAAGATTTAGTAGAAATTCAGAAACTATCTTATAAATCAATTGTGGACTTCTTTAGACTTGAACAGATAGGTCTTTTTAGAAGTAATATTATATCTGTCAAACAATTAGCCGAACTTCTTTATGTACTAGTATTCGAGTATCTTAATCCAGAAAATGTTAAAATAGTTTTAGAGTTAAATAACTACGGAAATGCTTTACTCGCCGAGATGCCACACGTTTTTGATGGAAATAATAACTATGGATCTAGTGTATTTATTAGATACAAACACAGAGCAGACTCAACCGAAGAAAAGATTGGTCTAAAAGTAGGTGAAAATAAAAATATGTTGGTAAAAGATTATCAAGACCTAATGTTATCTAAAGGATTCTCTATTAACAACGAAGAAACAATAAGAGAAATCACAACATTTGTAAAACACACCACATCAGCCGGTAACATAAAATACGCAGCTGACGTAGGACATGACGACTGTGTTATGACAATAGTTAACACAACATCTATATTTCCTAAATCCGAATTCAAAGAAATGGTAGATGAATATATGTCTAAATCAATAGATAAAGAAATGGTTACTTACATAAACCAATGCCTATCAAATATTGATTACGTAGAAGGTGTAGACTATAGTCAAGTTTTAAGAGTTAGAAGACAAGTACAGAATCGATATAAGTCTGGTAGTAACTATAATGGTAGTATGGACTGGTTTGGTCGTAAACCTTAACCATTAACTTCAAGAGTAGCAATAAGTCCTGAATGTTGAAGTTTTTCTTTCATCGTAGAGATAGTCTCATAATCACCATACTTAACATCGCACTTACCATTAAAATGCACGATGTGTGCGCATTGTGATGCTTGTTCAAGTTCATGACCACAGACCTTCATTAAACAATTGATAACATGATCGAAAGTGTTATAATCATCATTATGTAATATAAGTCTAAATGGTTTAGACAAAATCTCATCTACTTTTGATTGAGTTTTTTTCTTAGTAATTGTTGCCATATTTTTTATATCTATTAATTATTAAAAGTTTTTGTTGTTTTGTTTACTACATCCACAATAGTAACTACACAAGGTTGTGTTGTTGCCCATTCTTCAAATTTAGGAAGGTGTTCTTGTCTATCATCATACATAATAAACTCTTGTGGATTAACCTTTTTTATTAAATTCTCAAATAATCTTGTTTTGAATGCGTATGTATCACCTCCGAAATTAAGATAAACTTCGTCAAAAGAAAGATTATGATGATTAAGAACCAACTCTACTTCTTTTCTAAGAGCTTCAATTCTACCAGTGGCTAAAATAAGATAAGCTGAATCATCGATTACTGCTTCTAAATATCTTTGATAAACCCAATTATTCACAGGGATATCAAAAACTTCTAAATCTAAACTCTCTGGTTTAGACCACCAACCGTTATACGGCCATTCTGTTCCGGTTTTCTCAAACCATATTTGTTTTCCATCCTCTGGGAGTGGTGTGTGACATAAAGTGTCATCAAAGTCAAAAGAGATTAATTTATTATATTCCATAAGTACAAATATATATCAAAATTTTAAAATATAAAAGTTGGTAAATAATATTTTTATATATATCAAAAAATAAAAATATTATGAAATTTGATATAAAAACCATAATTATACTAGTTTTATTAGGAGTTTCTTTACTATTTGGATACAAATGGTTCTTTAGTAGTGATCCATCTTTAAAACAAAGGTTGAAAGAAATAGAGGCTGAATATAATGCCTTAGAAGAAAAGAAAAAAGAATCTGACAAAAAGATTAAAGGTTTAGAGATTGAGTTTGTAGATTTACAGAAAAAGGATAAAGCTCTTCAAGAAAAAGTGTTGAAACTAGAATCAGAAATTAAAATAGCTGAGCAAAACGCCACAAATTCTAAAAACAATTTAGATAAAATGAAAAAAGATTTAGAACAGACAAAACAAAAAATAGAAGAGTTTAAAAAGAATCCACCAAACAGAACTGGGGATGATTTGTTAAATTCAATAAAAAATAAAACTCAGAAATGAAAAAATTAATTAGTTTATTAGTATTCTTAGTATTTACACTAACACTATCCGCACAATCAATTGAATATCCAAGATATGAAGTAGATTCACTTGGTCAAAAAGTAATTGTATTAACCATTGAACAAGCTCAGAAATTAGACAATAATTCAGACCTACTATTACTTTTAGAAAAATATGCTCAGCAAATATCAGAATATGACTCAATATGTATTAAAACTGTAAATGACAAACAAAAAGTAATTGATTTACAAAAAGTTGAGATAAAAACTCTTAAAGAGAATCTTGCAATAAAAGACAAAGAAATTGAAAATCTACAAAAGAGAGTAAACGAATATATTATAAAAGAAGCTTTTTGGGTAGAGCAAATGAAATTAAAAGATGAGACAATTGAAATAAAAGATAAGCAAATCAGAGGACTAAAAGGTAAAATGATTTGGGGTGGTGTCGGTGGAGGCGTCGCTATTATAGGTCTAATTTTAGGATTGGTACTTGTCAATTAAATTGATAAAAAATGAGTTTT